ATTCACTAAGTCCAGCACCAGTAACGAAAGAGTTAGGAGATTGAGAGTCATCAGTTACTGGGTAACCTCCAACCATTCTCAATTGTCTCTCTAATCTATCTACTTGCTGGAATAATTGATAAGGAACATTGTTCTGTGGTTTAGATACTTGAGTACCAGGAGCAAGATAGTTTATTGCAAATCTACCTTTTCTATACTGTCCTGATTCAAGTTCACCAGATATGTTAGTTTCAGTAAATACTGAATCTTCCATAGCTATTGCTGACATGATATTAATCTTTGCCATCATAGCCATCAAACCTATAACATGGTCATACTGACCTTTTAGTTCATCAAAAGAAACTCTCTTCATAAATACAAATGGAGGAGTACTCAAGAAGTTAGGTATGAAATCAAGAATCATATTCTTTTCAGGGAAAACTATATAAGTTCCACCTTGGTCATAGTATTCAATTATACGAACACCTTGACCTGTATTATCTTCCCAATTATTTTGCTTGTCATTCTCATATGATTGACCAATACCACCAGGACCAAAAGCTGCTTCTTGTTGTTCACTTTCATCTGGATTTAAAATCTCTTGAGAAAACTCTGAATAAATCTGAGCGAGTTTATATCTAGGTACTCTTCTTAAAACAGCTAGCTCTCTAGGCTCTTGGTCTGGACCAAAGTTGCCAGGGAAGGTATCGTAAGGGTCACGGAGTTCTGCTGTTGGGTATATATAACCATTTTTATCAGTTCTTGTCGTTATTATCCAAGCAGCATATCCGTACCCTGGTAACCATCTAGCAACCTGAGCTAATTGTAAATTTAAATTTTGATGTTCATCATAACTTGTAACAATACGTTCTAGTTTCTCTGCTCTTACTTTTGCTCTATCAGATGTATTATGATTTAAAATATCTACTCTAACTTGAGGAACACCTGAAATCTTTTGAGCTAATCTATCAATACCAGATTGAAGCATATTAGGAGCAGGTAAAAGGTCTGCATCTGAAGTTTCCATCTTATTTCCAAGTAAAGCCTTCATACCATCTGCACCACCATTAAGTATTGCTTTTATTCTTGCTTTCTGTACTTGCCTATGTTTAGTTGGCTTTCCACTAACAAGTTGAGTTGCGTTATCAACTATCTCTTTATAGTTCTTAATATCTAAATTTTCTATCCCCACGGTGCCTCATTATAATCTGTTGCCCCAAAATCGGTATAACTAGCTTCGTAGTCTAAACCCATCTCGGCAAGTTGTTCTTTATTCATTCTTCTGAATACTTTCATTGGAAACCATCCTGCCATAACTATATCAGTTTTTTCCTTGTTTCGCTGTGAAACAGGCTTTCCATCAAAATATAACAACTGTGTTCTATAAGCATTAACTTTAGCAAGACTTTCAGAATTTCCTGTCGGTAGATTAATTTTATGATTTTCAAATAATGCTGCCATAGCACCTACACCATACATAGGGTCATGTTTATTCTTTCCAGTAATATGCCCTTGCATAGTTACACCACTTCTTAAAACAAATTCTTTTATCTTATCATCTTGTCTAATAGCAGATTGAAAACCATTCTCTTCAATTACCCAATGTTGTAAATCATATTTTTGATACCAGTCAGACATAATCTGTAGAGCATGTTTCACTCCCCCACCTTGTCTGTTCTCAATATCTATAAGGAAGAGCTCACCTCTATAGGAGTTTATTCCCCATAGTACTGCTGCCTGATATCCAGAACTAGCAGGGTCAAGTCCAGCAACTAAATGTAAACTTCCTGGTACCTGCCCGATAACTAGGTCTGGTCTCATGCATGAATCAATCATGTCTATAGTAAATATTTGTGTACCTTCAACAAAAGCTTGATTGTAATAAACCATTTCGTATATCTGTCTACCACCTGTAGTCTCTGCAGCTTGTTGTCTGGACATTAACCATTTGTAAGTTCTCTTAGAAGGCCATAGTAAACAGTCAACATGGTCATCAACAAAGTGTTGTTCTATTCCACAAGTCACATCATGTGCTGATTCAACAATAGATTCAAAACTATCATTAGCTAGTAGGTGATGATATAAATCATCTGAGTGTTGTCTTGAACCTATTACTACAACAGCAGTATGTTCCTCTTTTCTTGAAGAAAGAGTTGTTGTCCACCATTGTCTTGTGTTCTCTCTTGCACCAGGTTGCATTGTTGTCTGGTGGTCTTCAATGTCGTCTGCAATTATTAAGTCGCAGTCTCTTGAAAGTATCTTTCCACCTTTACCTACAGCAACCATTGTTGGAGATTTAATGCCTGGTACTGTTCTTGTACCTACAGTAAATTGATTCTGTGACCATTGTTTACCTGACCTATTATCAGGTTTGAAGTTCTTACCTGGAGCACAAAAGTCTTCTTGTAATCTATCGTTTTGTTCTAAGTGGTCTAATACAGAACTAACAGCATTCTTTGCTATGTCCTCGTTCCCACCAACCCACATAATTCGGATGTTTGGATTGAGCATTATTTGATACACCGCAAAATGGATTAACAGTTCTGTCTTTCCATGTCTTGGTGGACTTAATATTAATAATTCATTCCCCTCGTCTATAGCTGTAAGTATACTATTAATCCAGTTCTCATGGAAATCAGCAGTTTCATACTTCTCCCCTGTCTCTGTTGCGAAATACTTATTGCGAAAGCTAGAAAAATTTGCAAGAGTTGATTGAGAGTCTTCGTCTACTTCCCATCCTTCGGCTGCTATTTCATTTTTTATGTCTACCTTGTAGGCAGCGAGCATGCGGGATACAGTTGCTGAACTGGTGTCCAAAATTCCTGCTACACCTACCACTGTTATGTCTCCGTTAGCTAGTGAATCTGCATATAGTTCTTTAAATTCATCATAGTGTTTGCCTCTACGTACACTTGCATAGTCGCCTTTGTCAGCTTTGAAGTCTTTATTTATAGGTTTCTCTTCAACTTTCTTATTATGTCTCTTAGTTTGAGCCCAGGTTCTCTTATTACATTGGGTGCTACAAAACTTTCTTTGTTTGCCTGATAGTCTTTTTTTACAGCTAGGTGCTGAACATATCAAATTGGGCATAAGTCTAATCCTTTGTAGATTGTTGCGTAGATTTTAGTATAGTGCTAATGTACTAAATATTACAAACATTAGGAGCAAGTAAACAGTCACAGGTAAAGTTGGCATCGGGAGTCAGAAAGCTTAGAATCGGTCACACGATATAGTAGAAACACAAACTAAGTACCCAAGAACTGTTAAAAAATTCTAATCAACCTTCTTTTTTTATATAGCCCGCTATGTCCGAAACGTCAATCCCTACTTACGTTATTGTATGTACGAAAGATTACCAGCATATATTTTTCTACATACGTATAATACTTAGAACACTAAGATTTACATAGGTAGGTCAAAGATTAAGTAAACTTAAGTGTTGCTTCGCAACACACTACCTATATAAAAGATATAAGACTTAATGTCTTATATCTATATGAAATAATATGTATGGAAAGACCATACATATTTTTTAATATATACCCATATAGATTAAATCTATTCCTTTCTGTATGGATACTATCTGAATAAGATAGTATGTATCCAAACAGAAATGAATAGTATTCTCTACTATTTATAATATTGTATTGAACCCTTTTCCCAGAGGGACCCTTTGGGTTCAATAATGAACGCTTCGCGTTCATACAATATTAATAAATAAGGAGAATATATATATGAGTAAAACATACACTTGCAAAGATTGTAATGAGACTAAGAATCTTGGAACAAATGCAAAATTAGGTAAACCATATTGGATAAAGAAAATCCAAGAATGGGATAATGAAAACCAACTATGGATACAAGACTTATGTACACCATGTGGTGAAACGAGATTATTGGCATAATTTCACCTCCTGAATAAATTGAGGGAAGAGCAATCTTCCCTTAGTTTATTATATATCTTGTTAATAAATAAATTAAAGACGAAAGGAACTATGAAAAGCTATACATTCTACTTTATTATATTTATTGTAATAATAAATATATTAAGTCAAATTAAAGATATGTTATAACTATGGTCGCCTTTTTCCCTTACGGGAGCCATAGGCGACCAAATGAAAATATAAATACAATAAAAAATAATTATCCAACACACAAGTCGACCAAGTAAATCCAACATGGGACTTAAGCGGTTAATTATCTTAGTATCTATTATCTAGACTTTTACACCAGTAATCCACAACGTTACGGTATAAAGTTAGAAGTCTAGTTAATACATATTTTAAAATCATATAGAAAGCGAGTATATGTACACAATATATATAAATAATAAAAAGCTAAAGGATTTTGATGAAGGTTATAGTGCATCAAAAATTCTTAAGCACTACTTATTTATTTATCAAAATGAAGACGTAAGATTAAAAATTACGAACTCATTAGATAAATAAACGTATGTCTGGGCTTTTCCCTTTCGGGAGCTTGGCCCAGACATATAAAACAAGTTTTTTTAAATATAAATAATCTTCGGAACAATAAGTACGAAGTAGAAAGGTAACTACATTGCTAAAACAATACACAGGTTCACTTCAACAAGTAAACGAAGTGATATTAACTGGTGCATTGACTACAGTAACTCAGGACGGAAGTCCGAGAGTTGGTGTTTCTAGTAAAACAGGTAATAAATATATCAATGGTATTAAATTTATTGCCGACGGTAGAAATAATAAGCAAGCAAGTGAGACTTGTGTTGCATATGGTAATGAGTTAGTTGATGAAATCGAAGATTTCTTGAAAGCTAATCATAATCCAGAACAACCAAGACCATTTGGTAGGCTAATGATTAGTGCGAAACTTCAATCTAATAATTTCACCAATAAAATTACTGGTCAAACTGTATATAAGAATGAATTAAACATTCTAAATATATGGTCAGCACCAACAAAAGTAGATAATGCTTTTGAATATTCTTCTGAAGAAGAATAGTATCTAGCAATAGATACAGGATAGGGAGTAGTCACAGCTACTCCTTATCTAAAATTTTTAACAATATAGATAAGGAACAACATGAAGACGCAATCAAATACATATAGTGCAGGAGCTATAATGGATTATCTACCTGAGTTCATTAAAAATGTTATGGAAGATTTAACAATTTATCCAGAACACGAAGATACAGAACATAGAGGTGGAATATCTTTTACACTTACTGTAAATGATGTAGCTTTACAATATAAAGTAATTCACAATTTCGGCGATTTATTTGATGTATATGCATACAACCCAGAAACAGGACAATTAGTTGAAGAACGAAAAGACCTATTCTTTGGAGACTTTATAAATCTATGGGAAATGTGGATAAATGAATTTGGACAATATTTCGAGGAGGAATAAGATGGACAAAGAAACACGTAGAATATTTGACGATGTTTTTAATATGCTAGAAGGCATTACTAAACAACTTCAAATACAATCTGAACTAAACGAAAGTCTCGTTAGTATTTTAATTGATAAAAAAGACGAGGAAGAATAATTTCCTGCAAAGGAGAAGCTATTTATAACTTAAAGTTAAGCTCCACTTAACAAAGAGTTGTAGGTAGCTTGTAGCACATAATGAGGTAATGGTTGGTAACAATGGTAACCTTTAATAAGGTATATGTAATTGTGTGTTACAAGCTATTTATAAAATAGTACAGCACAAACTTCTTAACCAAATATGGACATCAGAGTAATCGGAAAGCACGGTCACGATAATGTCCCAAGGGAAGGTCGGTGGAGCAGGTGTAGAACCTGTTGAATATAGTAGCCGAATGTGTTTGGATAATATAAAATAACCTGCCACATATGAAAGTCATATGAAAGTAGAGTGGCTAGGGATATAAACTTTAAGCCCAAAGGGAAAATTATATATATATCAAACGTGCTGTGATGACGGTAAAAATAATGCAATATAAAGCAGGTAGAAATACCTGCAGAGGAAAGAAAGGAATTATGGAATATACAAATCGAGAAATTGATGAAGAATATTTACAATTATTACAAAAAGATTCTTTACAAATCGTCCTACAGTGGACGTTATCAGACCTAGAGAATTGGTCTTCTAACGACTCTGTTGACGAAAAGGTACAAGGATTTGCTTCAATGTTATTAGAGGCAGTTAGATATCAAATGAAGAAACAAATTGATGTTATTAATAAAGGCGAAGAACAATGAATGACGAAGGTTATTCATTTACTAATGACGGCGAGAAAATACACAACAGTTGGCTAACACCATCCGAGGAAGAAGAATAATGTATGAATCTTGTAACAAATGTGAAATAACTTATAAAGCAATACTAATGAATAAAGGTATGTTTGTAGGAGATAATTGGTATTGCACACCTTGTGCAGAAGAGTTAGAAGGACTTGCAATATTAAATCAACAGGAGGTTGATGAATAATGGAAGAAATTAAATCACATGAAATGGTTGCTTATCTAAGCTGTGCAGAATGTATGGAAGATATGCCTATGGATTTATCACCTAGAGAATATGGTAATTTAGAAGTAGGTGTCAATATAGATAATCAAATATTAATTGGATGTGTAAGACACGAAAAACATGTTGCTGCATTTACATTACATGAACAAGTAAATATAACAGCACTAGAGAGAGGATGTGATTGTTGTGAGTAGAAGCACAATATCATTAAGTGATAGAAAAATTAAATATCCTAAGATTGGTGGACCAAGAAAATATCCATCAATGTATTGTTGGAGTTTAATTGGAGATACATTAAGTGTTCAAGAAGTAAGATACTTTAAATCTGGTTATGCTTATTACTTTTTTAAATATGAAAATAAAAGAATGATAAGAACTAAAAGAGTACCTGATGATAGAGCACTATTTCCAAATATAAAAGCAGCACAAAGAGATAAACCTAAGTTTGATTTAGCTACCTAAGAGTAAGAACTGGTTAAATATATGCCCTGTTGACTCCAGTCGCTGAAATTAGGTAGCTACTTTTATCAACAAGGCGGAATTTATATGTAGTACGCAACATATAGGTTCTGATGTACTGATTAAAAAGACATTGGCGGGTTTTGGATAAACCCTTATTGGCTTATGTGTTGCTAGTACATATAAAAAATGTGTAGGGCGTGAATTGGATTAGTTATACATATTCCCCCGAATACGTACGATAACCTGGGTTCGATTCCCAGCACGTCCACGAGGACTCTCTTTTCCCCTATGGGTATTGTGAGAGTCCTATAAAAATAACTTATTTAAGGAGAATATGAAAGATAAGAAAAAAACTGAAAGCCATGAACATATTGAGGTTTCTACAGATAGAGACCAAGAATATATAGTGACGATGGCTTACTTTAAAGACCATTTAGGAAAACAACTATGGGGTAGTAATGCACATATGGAAATGATGGATGATGATAACGATGAAACAGAAGTAGTCGTATCAACATATGAAATATTTGCACCAGATATACAAAGTGCTATTAGACGAGCACATGATGTAGATAAAGCCAGAAAAATGGAAGGTATAACTGGTTATGTAAAAGTTATTGAAGAGAAAGCAAACGAAGGTCATGTAGACAATGACATTAGAGTAGCATCTGCATTCAGAGATTGGATGATAAAAGAAGGTAACTTTAATGAATATTTCTTTACAGAACCTACTTCAGTAATGGCCGTATTAAAAAAGAATTATAAGATGGCACATGATAGAACTGTAGATAATGTAATAGCAAATACTGAAGATATAGGAGATTCTATAGAAGATTGGTTAAAAGATAATGACGATAAAAGAAACGAAGATAGTTAGAGCCATTCCACCTGCAGCTGGTATTAATAGAAGCGGTAAACAACCCCAATTATTAACAGATGATAAAGTAAGAACTTTATTATCTACGCCGCATGAGTGGTACAAAATAGGCGTTACTACTAATTGGATATCAGGTGTGAAATCCAATATAGAGAATATGACACAAAAGAATATAGAACATTTAGCTGAAAAAGGAAACTTTAAAGTTAAACAAAGAAAAAATAAGCAAGGAGATATTGACATTTATTGTAAATATGTTCCTAATAACCCATTTTAGAAAGGATAATAATGGATTGTTGGCAATTAGTAGCTGCAGCTATTGGAAATGCAGATAGGGTATTGTTATATGGCCCTCCAGGAACTGGAAAAACATATGCAGCAGCTACAAATAAAGTAGGACTAAACATGGACGGTGACCCAAATGTTTATCAAATTACTATGACTGAAGATACAGCTTCAGCTAACTTGGAAGGTTTTTACAAACCAAGTTCAGATGGTGGATTTGAATGGCATGATGGTATTGCTATCCAAGCATGGCGTACAGGTGGTAGGTTAGTTATTAACGAAATTGACCACGCATCACCAGACGCTATGACATTCTTACATGCTATATTAGACGACAAAGATATTGCACAGTTGACATTAAACAATGACAACAAGGAAACAGTAAGACCTGAACCAGGTTTTACAGTTATTGCAACTACTAACTCTTTGCCTGAAAGCTTACCTATGGCACTTAAAGATAGATTCCCAGTAAAGATTAACGTCAATACTATACACCCGAAAGCTTTGGATATGTTTCCAGAAAGCTGGAGAGCAACAGTATCTGATACATCTTTATCAATGGATTCAGAATCAAGGTTATCTGTAAGAGCTTGGCGTGAGTTCTTCGACTTAATTGGTAAAGGTTTAGATAAACGTGAAGCTGGTTACTTAATCTTCGGTGATAGAGCCGATGAATTAATGGACGCTATATTTCTATCTGATGATATATCAGTTAGTGACTTAGAAAAGATTAATGAAGAAGAATAAAGTACCATTTCCTGAAATAGTATCTGGAGAATCTGGGTGGAAAGTGTTTGAAGATGCTAGCCGCCCACGTACTTCAAATAACTCAAAAGAAATGTATGTTCCATTTGGAGACGAATGTGATACATGTGGACATTTCCATGATAAAAATATACGTAGACACGAACTCGGACATGTTAAATGGAGCCCTAAAACTATAGGTAAATTAGGACCAGATGAATCTGAGTTAGCTGTTGCAGCTATTGAAGAGATACGTATTCATTGGTTATTAGCACAAAGAGAACTTGGTATTGAAGACTGGGTAATTTGTCCAGAACAATCACAAGAAACTGCTATAAAACTTATACATGAACATTCTCCATTTGAAATATTACTATATTTGACATCTTGTGCTTGGTTTTTATATGACTTAAGTAGAGAAAGAAGAAATAGTTACTGGTCAGTAGAACCAACTGGTTACGAATGGTTAGATTTTATGGATACATTTGAAGCACTTAAAAGTTCAGGTACTTTAACAAAGGTACGTGTATTAGAAGTTCAATGGGCTATTAATCAAGCTAAACATTTCTTTAAAAGATTAGTATTTAAAAGAAAAAATAGTTGGGGATTAGATAGTGGCTATAAACCAAGTTATAGAAAGACACGTACTGTAGCTAAAGAACTCAATTCATTAATGGAAGAGTTTGATTATAAACCAGAACCAGAAGATGTATTTGAACACCTTAGAAAAGCAAAAGCTATGCGTGAAAACAAGCAAACTGAAATGGCTAATATGGAAAATGGTCAAAATGGTGACGGAGAAGATGGTGATGGTGAAGGTGAAGATACCTTAGAAGCTGCGAACTTTAGAACCAAGATGGAAATTGCTGAACGTTTTTCACAAGACGGTAAAGTAGATATGAACTATTCAAATAGTAATAAATACGATGGTCGTTGGATGGATATGAAAATCGAAACAGGACCTTTAGATGTTAATCTAAATGGTCTTATTAAAAGAGGTAGAGAATATAGACCTATGGATTTCGGTACTAATCCAAAATACATTAATCGTTACTGTATAGATAAAAAGATATTTAAACAAAGACAAAGAACATATGGTGGAACTATATTAATAGACGCATCAGGTTCTATGGCTTTTAGTGGAGATGATATCTTAGAAATAATGCAAGAACTACCATCTGTAACAATAGCTATGTATAACTACATGCACAATCAATATGGAACGTTGAGAATTATAGGAAAAGATGGTAAAAGAGTTACAGAAGAATACTTAGATATGCATAGTGGTGGTGGAAACGGTATAGATGGACCAGCATTGGAATGGTTATCTAAGATGCCACCTGCAAGAATATGGATATCTGATATGTTTGTATTTGGAAGACATGGTAGTGATGCTTTGAATTTATTACAGGAATGTAGACAGATTATGAAGCGTAATAACATAACACGACTTGCAGATATTAATGAAGTTAAGAAATTTGCTTTAGAAATTAATAAGTTACAATAGGAGTGGAAGAATCTTGCGACTGGCAACAGTGCGTAGTTCTCCTTTCCTATGTTAAGCGAGGTTCTTCCCTCTCTTAACTTATTATCATCTTAATTACCTTATATTCCTTTATATTCTGTTATTATCATTTATATGGATATTGAAAAAATGTTAGTAGAAGCAGAGAACGGAAAGAAAGGAAACGTTGTCGACAGTAGAATTACTCAAGACGCTATGCCTTTCTGGGTTGCTTTGAAAGACAGGGTTATAAAGGACAAGGTGGATATGAAACCATACGTAGTAAGACGTTTACTTATTGAACACTTTGATATAAAAATATCAGAAACTGCAATAAGAAACTATCTAATGGAATTGGAATCACAACGATGACAAAAGACATAGATAAAATACTTGCAGAAGCAGAAAGTAAACAGATACAAGCACTTAAATCAGACAATATTAGACTACTTAAGCAACTTGACAAAGCTAAAAACAAAAAGGAAGACCTTATAGACGCAATATATGAGGCAGTTTCTGTTAATTTAAAGCTTTGGAATAAGCCAAAAGTACCTAAACCTATAGTAACTAAGAAGCAAAAGCATGAAGAGATAGCTATTGCGGTACTTAGTGATATACAATTGGCTAAAATTACCCCTGACTACAACACAGAGGTAGCTGAGAGGCGAGTAGTTGCATATGCTGAGAAAGTGGTAGAACTGACAAATATACAGCGTAAAGCACATCCTATAAAGAAGTGTGCTGTATTTGCAGCTGGAGACATAATAGAAGGCGAACTTATATTTCCAGGACAATCACACTTAATAGATTCAAGTCTATATAAACAAGTAACATTAGATGGACCAAGAATAATGACAAAATTCTTTGACATATTACTTGCTAACTTTGATGAAGTAGATGTTACTTGGGTAATAGGGAATCATGGACACTTAGGTGGACGTAATAGAAAAGACTATCACCCAGATAGTAACGCTGACAGAATGCTAGGACGTATTATGTCAATGATATATAGAGATGAAGAAAGGATAAAGTGGACTATACCAGACAGTACAGGAGATAACCATTGGTTTTCTATAGCTAACTTAGGTAGAAAATGCAGATTCTTCATATGGCATGGAGATAATGTACGAGGTTTTAGTGGATTTCCATGGTATGGGTTCGGTAAAAAGCTACAAGGTTGGAAAACATTAGCAGCAAACAAGCTAATGCCTGACTTTGATTACGCTATAGCTGGACATTTCCATACACCAACAACTATGTATCTCAATGATATTAGGCTTTGGGTTAATGGAAGTACTGAAAGTTACAATACATACGCATTAGAACAGTTAGCAAGCATGGGAAGACCATGTCAATGGTTGTTATTTTGTAAGCCAGGTACTGGCGTAACAGCAGAATACTTGGTAAAATTGGATAGTGTATAGAACAATTGGATAGGATATGACAGATATAAATGTCAAGTCTAAATGGGTATTACAAAGTATAGAATACAGTGGTTTAGGCGATAAACCATTCTTTATATTTAGAAATACTCAAGGTGAAATTAAAATATTGCCTGTAGACAGAGGTGTAACAGACCTAAGAGAGCTGTTAAATCTCGAAGAAGAATAATTTAATAGTTTAACGGACAGAATTTCCCCCTTCGGGATAGTTTTCTGTCCTACTAATTAACTAATATGAAAGGAAATCATGAGTAAAGAATCATTACTTAAACCATTCCCAAAGGAGTTGGTAAGACCAGCACCAGCAGGAAAATTCGGAGATTATGTACCACATGCAAATTACGTAGAAAGACTACGTGATAGTGGTGTTACTTATAGTTGGCACTGTGAACCAGTATATGGACGTGTTGACGGAGTAAAAAGAATAGTTGGTGCTAAAGGTACTATAACTATAGAAGGTATGGGAACATACGAAGGATTTGGAGACGTTGATACATTCAAAATTAACAATGCTAAATTCAATGACGGAACGAACTTAAAAGATGCTGAAAGCGATGCTTTCAAAAGAGCATGTATGCGATTTGGATTAGGCGTAGAGCTATGGTCTGGAAGTACACAAACAGAAGAAGAAGCTTCAGCTGAAGCAGGTAAAGAAGCAAGTGTTGAAGTAGAAAAAGTTGACATGCGTAAGAAGGAAAATAAAGTAACTCCTGAAGATACTGCTGCTATGAATGCAATCATGGATAGTATTGTAGGTACAGATGAGTAGACAAGATGTAGAATTTATAGCAACAACTATAAACGCAATGCTAAAGGACGTAGAGCCTGAACAAATTAAAGTAATACTTGGAAGTGCAAACCAATATGCAACTGTTATGAAATTCAATAGAGATAAAACTTATTGGACAAATGAACAGCTTGATAGATACTTTAAATTTATAGAAAAGTCAATAACCTTACCAGATTTAACAGAAGAAACAGACGTAGTCAAAAGAGTCTCTGATATAATGGGAGATGTAGAAGACATAACTCCTGGCATGGATAGTGCTGGAGATATGGTAGGTAAGGTGGTAGAAAAAGTGGAAGAACAAAAGAAATATCGTGAAGATTTAAAGTGTCCATGGTGTCAACAAATGGTATACGATAATCGTAACAATAAGAAGTCTGAAAGAAGTCCAGACTTTGTTTGTTCGACTAATGACCCAGCTATATGTGGAGGACATACTGGTCAATGGCGTAAGTCATGGTGGTTAAACTCTTCTGATATACCTGGGGAATGGGGAGTTTGAAAGAAAGTCCGTGTCAAATATGCGGAGAGGAGAGAGAGCATTTCGTAAAGAACAACAAGAAAGTTTACGGTTGTCGGAATGTTGGTTGTGTGAAATACAACGTTATTATAAGGAGAAAAAATGATAGTTAAATCATTTAGGGGAAAGAAAATTCCTAGTTCAATACAGAATAAATCAAAGTTAATAGAATACGTTTTATTAACTGAGAGAGAAAACGAACCTATTAGTAATGGTGAGTTCGTTTTTGATTTAAGATGTACAAGATTTGGTGGAGTACTACATGATATGAGAAAAGAAGGTTACGATATAGTTACGTTACCTGCAAAAGATAAAGGACATTTTCTTTATTATCTTGTATCAACACCATCTGAAAAATTAGCTACAAGTAAGGTTACTTGATAGCTACATTAATTTCTTGCGTACTTAGTATGTCTCCTACAATAGACGATATAGATATATATAGATATTGTAGGGATGAACAATACAAAGTTGAATACGTAAGAAAATGGGAACCATTAGTTAGCCAATACTTTAAAGAAGAAGATACCATTAAAGCACTAAAGATTATATATTGTGAAAGCAGAGGGAAACCTACAGCAATAGGTAAGAACAAAGATGGAACATATGACAAAGGTCTTTGGCAATTTAATGATAGAACTTGGGAATGGTTAACACCCAAACTAAAATTGAAATCAAATAGATATGACCCAACTATTAGTACAGCAGTAGCTTCATGGCTAGTGTATAATGACGGTTGGTATCATTGGAATAGCAGTAAACACTGTTGGAAAGGTTATAATGACTAATAAAGAAGAAGAACAAAAAGTAGAAAATATATTTAATCAACCTATGTTATTAAGAAACTGGGCTGTAAATCTTATAGGAGTTTTAGGTAACCCTACATTACAACAAGTACCGAATATAGAAAAAGTAGACCAATTAATTACCCAATTTGTTAACGATTACAACACTCAATGGGACGAAGTACAAAAAGAGGAGGAATAATGGTCATTGACCAATTAAGAAGCAGTAAGAAGTTTACTGCAAGAGACCTGAGACAAGCACCCGATACCGTGGGCGGCAGAGACACAAGAGATAGCTCTTATGCACGCACCCAGGCTGGTAGAAAAGAAAACACCGAAAAGGCTAGTGAATTTGGTGGAAAGCGTTTTCTGGGCTTGACACCAAAGGGAACATCAGTCTTTGTCAAATACAGATTGACAAAAGAAGACATGAAACTATCAGTATGGTTTACACATAAGCTATCAACATTACTAAAAGAAGAATCAAAGTTAGCTAATAACAGATATGATGCAGGATTAAACGAAAGTTTAGGCTCACCAGCTATGATGACAAGGAAGTTAGTTAAGCCACACTCTCAAGAAGTAACAATTCAAACGTTAAGATTCTTAAAAAGACTAGAACTATTAACAGAAATGAATTATAACTCTGGATTTATTAATGGTAAACCAACAAAGTTTATGTTTAGAATGATTGGTAATATGATTTATAACGGAGATATGGATACTAGCTCTGTCAAACCAACACTACAAGACATACTAGAAGGAGAAACTTGGACTTTCCCTGATGGTGGAGAATACTTTGTACCAGAAAATACATGGTCATACCCAGATGAGTTATAAACCATTACCAAAAAAACTGAAAATAAAAAATTCTAAAATAGACGGACAAGGACTGTTTACTGACAAAAATATAACAGCTGAAACAGTTCTTGGTATGTCACATATCAAAGCACCTACTGGAAGTTTTGAAAACGATGTTATTCGTACACCACTAGGTGGATTTATAAATCATAGCAAAGAACCAAACTCTGAATTAGTAGAAACTGATGCTGCTTTTTATTTAGTTACGTTAAAAGACCTAAAAATAGGAGACGAAATCACAGTTAAATATCGATGGTATGATATTTAATATCTTTTAGATTTTTTAACTTTATAAGCTTTCTTTTTACCTTTTTTGCTTATAGGCATTAATATCCCATTCCTAACTTAGCTATTCTTTTTTGCATTTTCGTCTGTTTATGTAGTTGATATTTCTTACCAATAGCATATGCAACATCTGTATGTTGTTTATATCTTCTATTTGCACCAACTTTTTTAGTTTCAAAATCCATTCTCTTATTTACCCATGGAGATTTCGGATTATCTCTTAAGTAATTTTCAAATCCTTTACCAAAAAAAGCATCAGGCAATGTATTTGCATGTGCTCTTTCACTAGCTTTATAAGCCATAGCTTGATGTGATTTAATACGTGATATCATTTCACGTTCACTCATACCTTCAGTAGTCCATTTATTAAATTTAGGTTTATCTTGTGCAGACATTACTTCTACTTACTAATTTGTTTTTTAGCGTATGTCTTAATTACTGCTAATGCAGCACCACCGCCAGCTAATGCAGCTAACTGAATTGTTTCAGCTTCTACACCAACTAGAGGAGCAACTGTTAAGGCACCGATAAAGGCTTCAACGAATGTCCAAGCTGTTCGCTCAATCAT